TTATTTGCTATCGTAGGAACAACATACGGAGCTGGAGATGGTGCAACAACTTTTAACGTACCAGACTTACAAGACAATGTTGCGATAGGTAAATCTGGAACCAAAGCTTTAGCATCCACAGGTGGAGCAAACACTGTAACTTCAACAGGAAATGTTGGAGGTTCTACAGCAAACGCAACTTTAACAACAGCACAACTTGCTTCTCACTCTCACGGTGGGGGAGCACAATCTAACCCAGGAAGAATGCAGTTTTTTGATAACCAAGAAACTAAAAGTTCAAATACAAGTAGTGCCGGATCTGGGCAAGGTCACTCTCATAACATGAGTGCAACTTTTACAGGTGATGCAACTTCGGTTGTTCAACCTTATTTAACAGTTATTTATATTATTAAGACGTAGGAGAAATTATGGCAACAAATGCACAATGGACAGTAGTAATGGATGATAAAAAAATTATTAAACAAAGTGGAGATGCAGCCGGAACTGAATATGTAATTTCTGATAATGATTTTTGGGGATTAGCTAAATGGAATAACATTTGGGCAATTCAATATGGAACATCAAATCCAAGTGATACTGTAGAATATAGAGATGAGACACCTCACTCTACTTGGGAAGATGCAAGTTTAGGTGACTTTCAAGATTTTATTACTAGATGGGATTCAGCTCACTTAGCTCAATTACAATCTGATTGGGATAACGATGTTATTCGTACTTATAATGAAGATGGAACAATTGCTTCAGAAGAAAGTGAAGCTGATCAAATAGCAAGAAAAGGTGAAAGACCTACTTCTTACTCATCTTAATCAACAGCGGTTAAATTAAAAGCGTAACAAATTCTTTTTTCTTTTCTTTTTTCAGGTAAAACATAGTGAAGCAAATCAAAAGGAAAAATTAAATAATCAAATAATTGAGGTTTTATTTCAAAAACTTCACTACCTTTTGAAAAAATAATATTATTATTTGTGGCAGATAAATAAAGAACACCGGCATATTTAATAGCGTCTCCTGTATGACAGTGAGGTTTATTATAAGAGTTATTTTCTAACACGTTTAACCAACCATGAGTAATTTTAACATAATAAACATTATTTAAATAATTATTTATAAATTTATTTAAATCTTCTTTACCTTCAAAATTTTCGTGATATTGAAATCCACTTACACAAGAAATGTAATCCTCTGTCTTATAATTTTCTTCTACAAATTTTAATACTTTTTTATACATGTTGATTGGAATAGGTAGTTTTCCATGAGATACACGGACAGTAAATAAATTATAAGTATTTATCATCTTAATAACATCCAAGAAGTTAAAAGATACTTTTCACCAGATAAAGGTGGATTACCTCTATGAACATAAGGAAACCCTGCAGGCCAAATAACTATTCTACCTGTTTTAGGTTTAACTCTTTTTGAAAAATGTAAAAATTCTGTTTCTCCACCTTCTTCTACATCGTTTAAATATATAGAAAATACAAAAGCTCTAGGTTCACTTCTACCTAATCCATGTTCAATATGCCAAACATGGTAGCCTTCTGTAGGTAAAGTTTTTTGTATTTTTAGATCTGTAAAATGAAATTTTATTCCTCCGTAAGCTGTTTGCGCTCCTGTATTATTAAGATAATGATTAAAAGCTAAATCAAAATTTAATAACATAGGTTTTAAATCTTCCCACCACACCTCTATATTATTTGACGCTGCAAAAAATTGTTGATCTTGTTTTTGCAAAACATCAGATTGTTCTGAGTCTAATCTGCTCATAGTGTTATTAAATTTATTTTGCTGTTCGTATAATTTAATAGCCCTATTACATTCTTGTTGAGGAATATAATTATCGTATGTTCCTATAAAATTATTTATGTTTACTGTTTTTTGTTTAGACATTTAAATCATTTATTTTTTTATCAAATTTAAATTTTTCACCTTGTTGAATATTAAATATTAAACTATATCTATTTTGCTCATCTTGGGAAGAATTAAATCCATGAGATATTTCAGTTGGAAAAATATAATAATCACCTGGATAAGGAGTTATTTTTAAATTTAATTCAGGTAGTAATAAGTCACATCCTTTTGTAAGATACAAAATACCATGTAGATTTGGATGTGTATGAAAGTCTAAACTATCTCCCTTTTTTATTTCATTTCCCCAAGCGTTTTGTAATAAATATTTTTCAAAAAAATATTCAAAAATCCCTGGATGTGTTAATTGATGTTTATTAATTAAATAACTTAAAAATTTTTTAAAGTTTTGATTGTTTAAAAAATAATTCCAATCTGTCATACCACCTTTGACATTTGTATAATTTTCCATTTCTGGATTTAAATTATTTTTAATTTCCATAATAAACTGATGTATGTATTCAGGGTATGGGTAATTACCAAAAATTATGTTTACGGTTCTAGGGTAAGTAATAATTAAACTATTTCTTTGTTCATTTAATTTATCGTTTTTATCTATTTGAGTAATCATTTTAATAATTAATATTAATATTAAATCTACATTTTTCATCTGTGCAATTTGTGCTTTGATGTGGTTTACTTGGATCAAATAAAAGAATTTTATTTTCTACAGAAGGCACAAAATCATCTTTTAAATAAGTTCCTCCATTACACGTGTTGATATATAAAATAGCACCATTATGCTTTTTAAGCATATCTTTATGTTCTCCATATTTTATTAGTTTTTCAGTTCTAGGAAAACAATTAACTTTAGCTCTTATTAAAGAGTCACAATTTAATTTTTTTAACAAGGGTAAAATAATATTAAAATAATTGCTTTTTACTTTATCTCTTAAATAAAATTCATGTACAAAATAAAAATTTTTATTGTCATTTTTTTCTGCAACAGATGATTCATAGTAATAAGGAAGTTGATTTCCCATAATTACATTTTTAAGCGCATTAAATTGCTCTTTAGGTAAAAAATCATTAATAATTTCCATGATTAAATCTGTACTTTCATTCTCTTAAAAACTAATATATAAGCTATTATATGCTACAAAAATTAAAATTCAAGCCAGGATTTAATAAACAAGACACAGAATCAGGGGCAGAGGGCCAATGGACTGATGGTGATTTTGTAAGATTTAGATATGGACTACCCGAAAAAATAGGTGGTTGGTTACAATTAACAGCAGCTAATAAAACATTACCAGGGGCCGCTAGAGCACAAGTTGCATTTTCAAGTTTTGCAGGTGAGAAATACAGTGCTATTGGAACGTCTCAAGGTTTGTTTTTATATTATGGTAATGATTTTTACGACATCACTCCTTTAGATACAGCTATTACAGGAGGAACATTAACAACAGTTAATAACTCTAACGTCATAACTATTAATAAAGGTTCACACGGATTAGCTGTAGGAAGATATGTCACTCTGTCCAGTGTTACTGTTACAGGAGCGTCTGGTTACACAGCTGCAGATTTAGAAAAAGTTTACGAGATATTAACTGTTCCTGATATAGATAAATTTACTGTTCAAGCTGCGTCTGTCGAAACAGGTTCTGGTATGACTGCAGCAGGAGCTGTGACTGTTAACCCATATGTTGAAGTTGGACCAACAACACAAACAACAGGGTTTGGTTGGAGTACAGCTACATGGGGAGCGTCCACATGGGGTACAGCTAGAGCTACAAGCTCTGTGGTTCTTGATCCAGGAAACTGGAGTCTTGATAACTTTGGTCAAGTATTAGTTGCAACTATATTTAACGGTAAAACTTTTACATGGAATGCAGGTGCATCAAATCCGAGAGCTCAACGAGCATCTTTAACTACATCAGGTTTTGCAACCGGTAACAATCCTACAGCAACTAGATTTACACTGGTATCCGACAGAGACAGACACTTGTTTCATTTTGGAACCGAAACAACTATTGGTGATACCACTACACAAGATCCGATGTTTGTAAGATTTTCTAATCAAGAAGATTTAAATACATATACACCAACAGCCACTAACACTGCAGGTACATTTAGATTAGATACAGGAAACGAAATACGAGCAGCACTTCAAGGTAAAGACTATGTATTTGTCATAACTGATCTTGCTGCATATGTAATTCAATTTGTTGGGCCACCGTTTACATTTAGTGTTAGACAGGTTGGTACAAACTGTGGATGTATTTCTCAACACGCAGCCACATTCGTAAATGGTGCTGTGTTTTGGATGGGATCGCAAGGTGGATTTTTTGTATTTGATGGTACAGTAAAATCACTACCATGTCTTGTAGAAGATTTTGTATTTAGCACAGATGGAGATAATCTTGGATTAAACTTTAATTCAAGAGATGTTATTTTTGCAGGTTCAAATAATTTATATACAGAAGTAAATTGGTTTTATCCAAAAGATGGATCTGATCAAATTGATAGATGTGTAACTTATAATTACGCTGAAAACTGTTGGACAACATCGTCTCTTGATAGAACAACCTATCAAGATCAAAGTGTATTTGATAATCCATATGCTACAGATTATGATGATACATTGACACCAGTATTTCCTGATATATTAGGAATTACAAATAAATATGGTGCTAGTATTTATTACGAGCATGAACAAGGTACAGATCAAGTCAACAGCACAGCAACGACAGCTATTCCTGCGTTTATTAGATCAGGAGACTGGGACATTACTAATAGACAAAGTTCGTTAGGTGGATCAACAGGTATTGCTGATTATAGAGGAGATGGTGAGTTTTTTATGGCTGTCAGACGATTTATACCTGACTTTAAATATCAAACAGGCAATGCTAAAATAACTTTATTAGTTAGTGCCTATCCAGACGATGTGGCTGTCAGCTCACCACTTGGACCCTTTACAGTTACATCAACAACTGATAAGGTAGATACTCGAGCCAGAGGAAGACTTGTATCTGTCAAGATAGAAAACGATGGTACAGGAGAAACCTGGAGATATGGCACACTAAGATTAGACGCACAACCGGATGGAAGAAGATAATGTCGATAGATAAAAAAATAAGTTATGTAGCACAAGATGGAGTTAAGAATTATATTAAGAACTCAGAATCTGTAACTGTTCCAAAAAAATTTAAAGCTAGAAAAAATGCACCAGCAGTTAAGCTTGCATATATTACAGATGCTGAAGCTAAGATGTTAAAAAAGAAAAAGAAAGGCACACCGCACAAAGGACCAAAAGGTATACCTAGTTATGATTCTTTTGATGCAGATGGTAACTTTACATCTGGAGCTGCGATGAGTGCTATGGAGACAGGTAGTCAAGCTGCTGCAGATAGAAGAGAAGTTCAAGCAAGTAATTATGGGGGACCACAAGGTTTTGCCCCAGGAGCTAAAACTCAAAAAGAACAAGATATAAGATCTTCTTTTATTGCGGCAGGTGGAGGTCAAAGAGTTAATCCAGGTTTTTTTGATAGTAGAAATGTTGTATCACCGGCTGAGTTAGCAGCGGCTAAGGCATTTAATCCTGCTGCATTTAGAAAAGGTAGGAATCAAGGATTATTTTCTTTTCTTGGTAGCGGAGGAATTTTTGGAAATTTAATTAGAGGAATTGGAAGAGCGTTTGGTTTAGGTAAAAAATACAATGAACCAACTTATGATATGAGTCAGTTTAGTAATTTAGGTTTATTAACTGATAGAGTTAATCCAGCTTATTATAATGATTTAGGTAATGAAGGTTTATTAAGTCTTACAGAAAAGGTAATTACAGACACTGATGATGGTGTATTTAGAGAGAGGTACGCTAATTATTTACTAGATGCTCCACCTAATCCTTTAAGTTTTCAAGAGTTTAAAAGCGCTTTACAAGGTATTGGAGTTAAATAATAATGGCTAAAGTAACAAACTACATACCTGAACCAAAACAAGAATACGATGTAGAAAATCAAAGACAGATACTAGAGTCTTTAACTACACTACAAAATCAATTAAACTTTTCTTTTCAACAAGACTTGAAAAACGAACAGGACGCATTTAATTACTTTTTATCATGAGTATAAATTATAAGAATCAAGGTTTTAAACAAACCGGCACAGGTAAAACTACTGTGCTTACTTGCCCTACAGATGGAACAATTATAGTTAAAAGTATTTATTGTGCTAACAATGATGCGTCATCAGCTATTTTAGTAAACATGAATTTTGTTGATTCATCAGATTCTAGCACTGAGTATGAATTTTTTAGAGATGACGTGGCTGCTAAAGAGCAAGTAAATGCTTCACCTCA